ACAAGTGGATCAGCAGGTAATACACCTCCTACAAGTCCTCCTCAAGGTAATAATGGTGGAGCTGGTGGAGCAGTAGGGCCTTCTTCTCCAGGTAATCCAGGATATTATGAAAACGGTGGTGGCGGTGGAGGAGCAACAGCTGTTGGTGCAGATCAATCTGGCGGTAATGCAGGTAACGGTGGAGCAGGAGCTCCTAATACAATAACAAATTCAGATGTTACATATGCTGGTGGTGGTGGCGGTGGTCTGAGAGATAATGGAAATCACAGTTCTTCATCTGGTGGAGCTGGAGGTGGTGGTGCTGGTGGAAAACCTTCATCTACTCCAGGAACAAATGGTACATCAAACACTGGTGGTGGTGGTGGCGCAGCAGGTGGTGGTGGTCCATATACTAATGGACAAGGAGGTTCAGGAATCGTAGTAGTACGTGTACCAGGATCAACAACAGCAAGTGTTGCACCAGGAACTAACAGTTTAGCAACATTACCAGGACCAGCTGGAGGATGTAAAGTAGCATCATTTACTGTAACTGGAACGTTGACAATAAGTTAAAATTAAAATATAAAATAGAAATTTAAGGAGTAATAATATGGCACATTTCGCAGAATTAAAAACAAAACCAGATCCAACAGGATTTACATCTGATACTCATCAAGTAGTTGAAAGAGTAGTAGTTGTAGGAAACGATTGCGTTCCTTCAGACATGCACCAAGATGGTGAAACATGGTGTATTAATTTTTTTAAAGGTGGAATCTGGAAACAAACTTCTTACAATAATAATTTTAGAAAACAATATGCAGGAATCGGAATGGTTTATGATCCTGTAAAAGATAAATTTTTATCACAACAACCTCATGCTTCATGGTCATTAGATTCAAGTGACGATTGGCAAGCACCGATAACTTATCCAACAGTTACAAATGATGGTGCAGATCCATCAGTATGGAGATATAACATTTCTTGGAACGAAACAAAATACGACGCTGACAACACACAAGGTTGGGAAGCAACAAAATCAAACGACGAATCGGAAACACCTACCAAATATAATTGGAATGGCACAGCTTGGGTGTCCGAATAGGAGACTCAAATGGCCAGATCTAATGGCGGAATAATCGGTAAAGTAAATAACACTTCTTTCGGGAAGAATACTGTTACAACCAAAACATCTTCTGGAGCAATTACTACACAACCAGGAACTAGATTAATTAAAACTGTTATCGCAGCAGGTGGTGGTGGCGGTGGTACAGGTTCAGCTGTTGGTGGTGGTGGCGGTGGTGGTGGAGTTAAATGTTTACAATTATCAGTAAAAGGTGCAGAACCCTATACAGCTACTATTGGTGGAGGTGGAGCTGGTACTCCTAACTCTGGTAGTTCAGCAGGAACTAATGGAGCAACTTCAAGTATAGTAGTGTGTGGTACTACTTATTGTACTGTCGGTGGTGGCGGTGGTGGTAATCATGATAGTCCAGAAAGAACAGGTAAAGTTGGTGGTTCAGGTGGTGGGAGCACAGGTTATTTATGTTCAACAGGAGCTGCTGGAACTTGCGGTCAAGGAAATGCAGGTGGAAATGGTTTATACCCACAAGGTGGTGGAGGTGGTGGAGGATATTCTACTGTAGGTGGTAATGCTTCATCTCCAAATGTAGGTGGAACAGGTGGAGCAGGTTTAACTTTAGACACAGATATGGCAAGTCCAACTGTAACCGTTGTAGGTTCTGGTGGTGGTGGAAGTCTGTATGTAAATAATTTACCAGGAACTGCTGGAGCAGGTGGAACTGGTGGAGGCGCAGGTGGAAGTCAACCATCTAAAACTAATCCAGGAACAGCAAACTCTGGTGGCGGAGGTGGTGGAGGTTTTGGTACTGACCCGGCTCCTTGTAGAGGTGCTGGTGGTAATGGTGGACCAGGTGTAGTTATTATAAAAGAATTAAACAAAGCAAGTGGTGTGTGGTCAATGCAAAGTCAATTTCAAGCCAAGCAACAAGGAACATGGCCTAGACCTTTATTCTCTCCTTTTAACGCTAACATGCTTGTAATAGCAGGTGGTGGTGGAGGGGCTAGTAGAAGAGCATCAGGAGGAGGTGCTGGAGGATACAGATTTTGCACTTCATACGCTATAGCTCAATGTACAACTTTTCCTGTTACAATTGGCGCTGGAGGTGCTGGACATCCAGGACCAGGATCAAGTGGTAATGACGGGTGTTCAGGTAATCCTTCTTCATTTAATCCAGGACCAACAGTATTTACATCAACAGGTGGTGGGTTTGGAGCAACACAATCTCCAGAAGGTGGACCTGGAGGAACAGGAGGATCTGGAGGTGGAGGTTTTCCTGGAGGTGCTGGTAATACACCTCCTACAAGTCCATCACAAGGAAATCCAGGAGGATCAGCAACATCAATTCCAGCCGGTAGAATCGGTGGTGGTGGAGGAGGAGCTGGAGCAACTGGACAAGATGGAGCTACACCAAAAGGTGGTGATGGAGGTGCAGGATCAAGTGGTTGGCCAGGAGATTCTACATTAAGAGCAGGTGGTGGAGGAGCTGGAGATTTTGAACCTGTGGGTGCAACGTTTGGAGCAGGTGGACCTGGTGGTGGTGGAGCAGGTGGTAATTATACAACAGGAACTGGAGTTGGTGTTTCTGGTACAGCAAACACTGGTGGTGGTGGAGGTGGTGGTGGAGGTGCTTGCGGTGGCGGCGCTGGAGGTTCTGGAGGTTCTGGAGTAGTAATTGTAAAAGTCCCTGCAGATGGAGCTGGATCCGTAATTGTTAGTCCTGGATCAAATACTTATGTAGTAGCTCCATGTGGAGTAGGTACTGCAACATTTACAGTATCTGGAACTTTAGTTACATCAAAGTAAAATTGACAATTACATAATAGATGTTATATTAAGTTCATAAAGATATATGAATCTTACAAACTATTATTGGTATTTTCAATCAGCTATACCTTCTCGTATATGTGATGATATTGTAAAATATGGTCAACAACTTCGAGATCAAATGGCAGTGACTGGTGGATATGGTGATAAAAAATTAAATCAAAAAGAAATTAAAGATTTAAAAAAGAAAAGAGATTCTAATATTGTTTGGATGAATGATAGATGGGTTTACAAAGAGATACAACCTTACGTGCATCAAGCCAATGCAAATGCAGGTTGGAATTTTGAATGGGATTTTTCTGAGTCTTGTCAATTTACAAAATATAAAAAAGGTCAGTACTATGATTGGCACTGTGATAGTTGGGATAGACCTTATCAAAGAGAACAAAATGATCCATCACATGGTAAAATTAGAAAATTATCAGTAACGGTAACTTTATCAGATCCAAAAGATTATAAAGGTGGTGAGTTAGAATTTGATTTTAGAAATTTAGATCCCGATAAACCTAGAAAGCCTGTAAAGTGCAAAGAAATATTACCTAAAGGTTCTTTAGTTGTATTTCCTAGTTTTGTATGGCATAGAGTATGTCCAGTTAAAAGTGGAGAACGTAACAGTTTGGTAATTTGGAACTTAGGGTATCCATTTAAATAAAGGAGAATATGAAAAAGAAAAAAGCTAAAGCTAGAAAACAAAAAATAAAAAAAGAAGTTGTAGGTTATCCTCAACAATTACAATTAGAAGAATTTTTTAAATGTCCTATATGGTTTGCAGATGAACCAAAATTTGTAGACAGTTTAAATAAAGCATCGGACAAATATATTGAAGCATCAAAGAAAAATTTAAAACCAGCTATTGATAAACGTAATAAAAAGTTTGGTGATAAAGGAGACATGGGTCATGTATTCCATTCAACATCATTAATTGGTGATCCTAACTTTGCAGAATTACAAAATTATATAGGTGCAACATCACATAATTTATTAGGCGAGATGGGTTTTGATTTAACAAACTATCAAGTCTTTACTACAGAAATGTGGGTACAAGAGTTTGCTAAAAAAGGTGGTGGACACCATACTTTACATACACATTGGAATGGTCACATATCAGGGTTTTATTTTTTAAAAGCAGATGAGTCTACATCATTACCTATGTTTGAAGACCCAAGACCAGGTAATGTAATGAATTTATTACCAGAAAAAGATAAAACAAAAGTAACTTATGCATCATCACAAATTAATTACCAAGTTAAACCAGGTAGAATGATATTTTTTCCATCATACTTACCTCATCAGTACATTGTAGATATGGGCTATAGTCCATTTAGATTTATACATTGGAACTGCCAAGCAATACCAAAAGGAGTATTAAATGTCGTTTAAAAAAAATAAATATACAGTATTAAAAAATGCTATCTCACCGGAGATTGCAGAGTTTGTTTATAAATATTTTTTAAACAAAAGAAATGTTGCAAGATTTTTATTTGATAACAAATACATTTCACCGTTTACAGAATATTTTGGTATATGGAATGACGAACAAGTACCAAATACTTATTCACATTACTCAGACATTGCGATGGAGACTTTATTGCAAGAAGTAAAACCAGTTATGGAAAAACACACCGGTATCAAGTTAAGTCCTACATATTCCTATGCAAGAATATACAAAGAAGGTGATGTATTAGCTAGACATAAAGATAGATACTCATGCGAGATATCTACTACATTAAACTTAGGTGGTGACTCATGGCCAATATATTTAGATCCAACAGGTAAACAAGGACAAGCTGGTGTTAAAGTTGATCTTAAACCAGGTGACATGTTAATTTATTCTGGTTGTGATTTGGAACATTGGAGAGAAGAATTTAAAGGTAAAGATTGTGGTCAAGTATTTTTGCATTATAATAAAGCTAGTTCTAAAACAGCTAAAGAAAACTACTTAGACAAAAGACCTTTACTAGGCGCACCTTCTTGGTTTAAAGGAGCTACATTGACAAAATCTAAAAAATAGTCTATACATTAGGCTTGCAGGGGGATGATCCACCACAGATTCCCTCTGCTTAAAATCTATTGAAATCACTCACAATCTGATATAACACCTAATAAACAGGTTTTTATATGTTACAAAAATTAGGCTTTGCTCCAGGATTTAATAAACAAGTCACAGAGACCGGTGCTGAAGGGCAATGGTTTGATGGCGATAACGTACGTTTTAGATATGGCACACCTGAAAAAATAGGTGGTTGGCAGCAATTAGGTGAATCAAAATTAACAGGTGCAGCTAGGGCTATTCATCATTGGGATGATAATGCTGGTATTAAATATGCAGCAATAGGTACTAATAGAATTTTATACATATACTCTGGAGGTGTATACTATGATATACACCCTATTCGAACTACTCTTACGGGCGCAAATTTTACCAGTACGTCTTCATCAAAAACAGTGACAGTAACATGCACCGGGACTCATGGATTAATTGAAAACGATATTGTTATGTTTGATTCAGTAAGCGGTGTTACTGCTGTAGGATCTACTTATAATGACGCTACATTTGAAGACATAAAGTATATGGTAACATCTGTTCCAACTACAACAACTTTTACAATTACAATGGAAAATACAGAAACAGGCACACCATTATCTGGTAGTGGATCTGCTTCTATTTTATGTTATGAACATGTAGGGCCCTCACAACAATTAGGTGGATTTGGATGGGGTGCTGGTTTATTTGGTGGTACTTCTCTAGGTGCTGCAACCACAACTCTAGCCTCTACTATTAACGACACTGTAACCGATATACCATTAACTAACTCAGCAGCTTTTCCATCTGCAGGAGAAATTAGAATTGGCACAGAAGATATAAGTTTTACAAATAATAATACTACCACAAATATTTTAAGTGGTGGTGCAAGAGAAGTTAACGGCACTACTAAAGCAGGACATAGCGGTGGTGCTACGGTTACAGATATTTCTGGTTTTTCTGGTTGGGGTGATCCGGCTTCCTCTGACTTTACAATTGATCCTGGTTTATGGATTCTAGATAACTATGGTACAAAATTAATTGCACTTATATACAACGGTAAATGTTTTGAATGGGATGCAGCTGCAGTAGGGGCTGTTAATACACGTGCAACTGTTTTAGCAAACGCACCTACCGCATCACGTCATGTATTGGTATCTACACCAGATAGACACCTAGTATTTTTTGGTACAGAAACAACTGTGGGAAACTCTACTACACAAGACGATATGTTTATACGTTTCTCAGACCAAGAAAATATTGATGGTACAGATGCTTATACAGTAAAAGCAGAAAACAATTCTGGTACACAAAGATTAGCAGATGGCTCTAAAATTATGGGTGCTATTAAAGGTAGGGATGCAATTTATGTATGGAGTGATACCGCATTATTTCTAATGAAGTTTGTAGGCGGAGACTTTGTATTTGCTTTTGAACAAGTAGGTACTAACTGTGGATTGTTTGGTAAGAATGCTTGTATTGAGGTTGATGGTACCGCTTATTGGATGTCTGAGAATGGTTTCTTTACTTATGATGGTCAGTTAAAATCTATGCCGTGTCTTGTTGAAGACCACGTTTATGACGATATAAACGCTACATCTAGAGACCTTATTAATGCAGGATTAAATAACTTGTTTGGTGAAGTTAATTGGTTTTATTGCACAGCTGCATCGGATCAAATTGACAGGGTAGTTACTTATAATTATTTAGACTCATCACCTAAACGTCCTATATGGACAACAGGTACTTTACCTAGAGCAGCGTGGCAAGATTCTGCGGTATTTGATAAACCACATGCAACTTATTACAGACTATCAGACAATGCATCGTCAGATGTTATTGGTAATACGGACGGAAGTACGATATACTATCAACAGGAAACAGGGACCGATCAAATTAATGCTGGTGGTGTAACAACTGCTGTAATAGGCACTATTACTTCTGGTGATTTTGATATTACCCAACGTAGAAATACAACAGGACAAACAGTAGGAATGCCAGACCTTAGAGGAGACGGCGAATACATTATGAGAATTAGTAGATTTATACCAGATTTTATTTCACAGACAGGAAACACTGCAATAAAATTTAAAACAAGATTGTATCCAAATAGTAGTGAGACAACTACTTCATTTACATGTGATTCTACAACAACTAAAAAAGATGTAAGAGTAAGAGCTAGACAGATTGCATTAGAAATTGCTAACACAACTACAAGTGAAGATTGGAAACTAGGAACATTTAGATTAGATATACACCCAGGAGGAAGAAGGTAATGGCTACTGATCAAGAGATACGAGACGCAGGTTTTAAATACATTCCA